ATCCTCTCTTGGTATCTCATTAGTATGATAATTGTATATTTGAAACTGGTAATTTATATTGATTATTAAGACCGTATGTTAGTTGTATTGAATTTGGTGTTAATGTATCTACATTAGTAAAATTCTGTAAATATCCCGTAAATCCGTTTACTTTAATAAAGTCATTTTGGTTAATTTTAGCTTTAATTAACCCAATTATGGTTAAATCGCTTGAGTAATTACTCAAAAATGTTGCTGTTATTTGTTTTATTATTAATGGCATATAAATAAATATTAAACTGTTACTAATGTTACTAATAATACAGCGTTTGAATTTGGTTCGACTACTGGAGTGCTGAAATTAACATGTGTTACGTCTTGATAGTTTCCACCAAAATAGTAACCACCCTTAACATCATTTTTATTGATTGTTCCACCGAAATGATTAATCTTATACGCACCTATTTCACCACTGATTACCTTAGTATAATCGAAGGCTGTTGTAGATGATACCGCTAAAGAAATAGTATCGTTATTATTATTTAATACAACATACGGTAAACTACCAATACCATATGTTGCGGATGTGTTGTTTATTGTATAAGGTGAAACTGGTATACTTAATACATTATCAGGTCCTATTTTATTTAATAATCTAGTTGTTGTTCCGCCTATTTCGTTAACAGTAATAGTTAAATATTTACTATTATCGAATGAAGGTGCTTGGTTATTACCGAATAGATAATAAACTACTCTAGGGACATTAAATGTTGCTGTCGCTGAACATTGATTATCTGTTGTTGTGGCGGTTACAGTATATGTTGAACCTGGTATTGGATTCACCGTTTGACCAGACACTATTGTTGAATTAATATTGTTTGACCAAACATAATTAATGTTACTTGGTGAAGAAGGTACTAACGCTATTAAAGATGAATAATCATAATATGTTGTACCATTTACTTCATATACATTAATTGGTGAAATAACAACTGATAAGTTGCATTGTTGTGTTGGAACAGTAACAGATAATGAGTTATGGCAACCATAAATATCAACAACATTTATTTGATATGTTCCACCAGATAATCCATAAATAGTTACTGATTGATTATCATTCATTGTACCACTTTGTATTATAGATGTACCACTTACCGCTGAATATGAAATAACATTAGTTAAACCGCCATGAACACTTTCAGCACCGTAATCTTTTACAATAAATGTTATTGAACCATCACCAAGTAAATATGATGATTCAATCGTTGTTGCACTTATAAAGATATTACATGCTGTTTCGCCAACAGTAAATGTTGTGCTGGCACTACAATTGTACATATCAATAACACTCAATGTGTATGTATCAGCTGAAAGATTATTAAATGTTGGTAAATTTAATTGATTTTGACCCTGTGATACAATAGAATTTGTCATTGAACTCAATGTATAGCTAATAGGGTAATTTGCACCATTTAATGTTGTTATTACATAACCACCAGAATTATTAGGGTACGCATCATTATTTAAACTTGATGTTAATGTTAATGTACATGTATCTAAAGAAATTGTTTCGATTGCAACGGCAGAACAACCTCTTGAATCAGTAACGCTCAATGTATATGTATCGGCAGATAAATTCGTAAATGTTGGTATTGATGAAACTAAACCCTCACTATAAACTAACATATTCGAGTTAGATGCACTTAATGTATATGTAAAATTACCAACGTTACCAATTAATGTACTTGTTAAAATACCGCCAGTATTATTAGGGTATGCATTATTTGCAACAAACATTGTTAACTCTAAATTACATACAAAATTAGCGGTTGACGTAACAGTACCAATAAATTCTGAACCGCTATTATATTGAATAATATAACCACGATTGAATGTATCATTAGCTTGTTGGTTCATAAATTGCGAAACATTGCTTGAACCGCTAACAATAACGCTTGTTGTAATATCAACATTACATGTAATACCTGAACATGGACTTAATACTGGAATAACTTTATCTGTTGTACCCAGTAATAATGTTGAATTTCGATATTTAAACTTTTGTGAATCAAATAAATGATTACCGTAAACTTTACTAGAGGCCCAAATTGTTGTTGATGGCATTACTTGTTCTATAATATCTACCCAGTATCCACCAATTAATTTTGAAAAATTAATCATTGCAACGTAATCAAATTGATTAGATTGTTTACCAGAATAATTTAAAGCGTTCATATACCTATCGTATAATAACCTAAGTGTTGGGTATGCTGATATTGTTTTTCTATTCTTAGCGTCAATAAGTTCAGATTCTATATATTTTTCGAAGTTTTCAACCGTTGTTACCGCACTTAATGATTCAGTCATTAAATCGTTAATATCAATAGGTTTATCACCACAACTATCACTTACACAAACCTCATTTGAGTTACAATTATCAATTTCAATCATCATTGTACCCACTGTTGTACCAGTTAGTAATGAAGGATTATTTAAAATGTAATTCCAAACATCTGTCTCCACAGCCTTAGCTATATCAATGTTTAAATCAATTTCTTTAGTATTTATAACTTGTAAACCATTATCCAATCTATAATCTGTTTGTCTTTTAGATACTAAATTATTAATATTTAAGACATCAAATTTACGCTCTTCTGGTGAGTTTGTTAATACCCAAGATTTTTTATTATCAATAATTTTCTTTAGTTCGAAACCTGGTGATTGACTCACAAAAATATCATTTCTACTAATATGTTTACAATTTCTATTTATCTCAATATTATCTAACAAAACATATGTATTAATTGAAGTTCCGCTTACCGTTACACTAATATTAATGTTTTGATTAGTGATTGCCGATATGATTGTTTCGTCAGTTATTTTTTTATTATAGTTTGCCCATGTTGATGATAAACCAGATAGAATAATACTATCATAGTCGGATGTTAACGCTGAAAATCCTGATTGTTGTTTTAAAACATTGAAGATAGCACTTAATGCTGTTGAACAATTAGACAATGGTAAATTATTATTTGTTACTGGATAACAAGTATCATCATTTGGTACTTCACCGCATAAATATAATCCTGTTGATGCACCGCTTAATGTTGTTAAATAGTTAAACGTATTACCACTACCTATTGGTGTAAAAAGTTGTTCTGAATAAACGGATGTATAGCTAATTGTTGGACCGTTATTTACAACATTCAAATCTACGGATGCTCCAATTGATTCAATTAAATTAAGTATATTTGAATTAGTTGGATTTGTGTTTAGGAAAGTTAATAAGTCGGCGCAGTCGAATTTGAATAAATAATCAAAACTAATGTCTAACGTACAAACTTCGTCTGGTGTAACAATAAACATTTCACCACTATTACCATTTGGATTTAAAATGATATTAAATGGAGGATTATATGTTAAATTCTTGCTGTTGTATAAACTTGCCATGTTATTAATTACCTTTTATTAGAATGCTTACTGCTTTAGCTTGATTAGGTTTTGGACATCCAAAACATGTACTCTCTAAGCGATTATATGGGTCATCAATTATAGTAATGTCAGTATTATTTGTGACATCAGTATTTGTTGAATCAATTATGTTAATATATGTACCACCACTATATAAGTCAAAGGTACCTGAATTATAATTTGTAAATAAATTAATTGTATCGGTTGTTTCAGTAGATGATGAGATTGTTACTGCACTAAAATTGGGAATCAATTTTCTAAATTGATTGATATATGTGTAACCGCCATCATAAGGACCAATATGTGGGTTATTACCGCTTGTAATATCCAAAGTTGAGTTTTGACCACCTGTTTCTCTGTACCATAATCCTTTTGATTGGAAATACATGCTTGGAGTATTGCTTAAAGGCTTCGGATTTCCACTAATACTTACTGGATAAACAGATATATCAGGATTAAGATTATTAAGGCTTAAAACGCTTCTAAATACATCCATATCAATAACATTTTGCGCAACATAAACGTACTCATTAAATGTTATTAATCCTTGCGGTGTACCAATGAATTTAAATAAAAATTCAATCGCTTTTCTAGTACCTTTGGATTTCCATATCCATGGGGAATTTAATATTATTCGCCTCCAAAGCTCAATATCAGCTTCAACCATTGTAAGACCGACAGATTGGCCAGCATATGTTGTTGGTCTTGGGTGTAAATAGTTTTTAAGTAAATCATTCTCTAAAATAGATGATACCAAATTCCAACCTAAAATATTAGCTAAACTCTTTAAGTATACATCTGGAGTATTATCATTCTTATCATATGACACTGTATTAACAAATCTTATACCTTGAATAAAGCGATTAATTTCATCAAATTCAACGCCATAGATTGTCAATGTTTTATTCATTTTTTGGTCGGTAGAGTCTTGATTATATGAGTCAACAACAACGCTTGATGTGTCAAATTCTGTTATTGATTCAGTAACCAAAAATCTAACCATTAAATTACTTGTCGTATCATCGAAATCAGTTGATATAGTTAATAATTTATTAGCGTATGCAGCATATGCATCAGTATCAAAATCTATGTTATATCCATCACTTGTCGGCCAAGTAATACTATCCTTTGTATAAACTATAGCACCAGTATCGGTTTTAACTGTAAAGTTAAATTGTGCTGTAAATTTAGGTGTTGTAAACCTATTTAAAAGGTAATATTGAAAGTCTGGTAATGAATTATAGAAAAAATCCTCTTGGGCTTTATTTGGTTTAATATGATATGTTAAATAGCCATTACTCATACCTGAAAAACAATCACCGCTCACACTTATATTAACAATATCATTAGTTGTATATGTTGA